AGACACATCACGCCATTTGTAACCTTTGGCAATGAAATCCTTAGTGATTACGACACCCGCGAACTCGGCAAGCCGAGTAGAGGAGATCGTTTTCGACTTAGAGATCTTACACCCAAAGTTACACAGGCTCTCCCGGTAAAGCCGGTTGAGTCTGTCGCCCCGTATGACCACGTCGTCCCCGAGCACCACAAAGTGGTCCACTGGGTTAAGACGGTGTTTCATACATAGGCCTTCTAACAGTGTGTTGTGCGCAAGCGCAAACACCCCGAAAGAAGGCCCAAGGCCTAATGGCTGTCCTCGTGAGAACTTTACTAATTCTGGTGCACCGTTGAGGTGGGTTAACCAATTGCCCTTAGAAACCAGCTCGAAGACCTGAATAAATTCAGAGTAGTCTTTGTGGCACATCTTGTGCAATAGGTCGACCTGTAACGGTAAGGGAAAGAGATTGGTCGCGTCAGAGAGGTCCACAGAGTGGACAACTTCTCCAGAGCGCAGCATCTCTTGTACCTTAGGAATCGCTGCCATTTGATCATGGGTATGATCAGTCGGTAGTGTTTTTAAGTGATCCATAACAAGGTCCTTCAGAGGTTCAAGCATAGCTTGAATGATCCTGGAAGGGTTTGCCACGGCTCTTAGCTTAAAACCCGGTTCCTGTATACCAGAAATAGACCCGTAATTGTCGAGCAGCTTTGACTTGCGCTTGCGATCAGGAGTAAACCGTTCCATCATGTACCTATCCGTATAATCCCTTTGGGGGAGAACCCTCTCTGAGATTTTTGGGAACTGGCCGATGATAGACGAGATACTGTCTGAATCAAGTGCATGCCTAAGCACGGACAAGTAGTCTGACTCAGGACAAGACTTTAAGTTGGGCCCCGGTGCGCGTCGTGTATCAGAGATACACTGCGCCATAAAGGGCCGTAGCTTCTGAAACGGCGACGAAACATAGGGAATCGTGCGAGGCACGATTTTTAGTTTTGACGTCATTCCAGTCTTGTCAGTAGATGTCATACTACCGAAGAACTTCTCCTTCTGTCTCGGTGTACATTGCGGAGCAAAGTACATCGAATAGGAAGTGAGAATTGTCAATGCCTGTGTTACCCTCCTTGGAGTGACGGATTTCTGTCGCAAGAAGGTTGATAACATTGGACCAGCCGGATACCCATCCGGGCGGACTTTGACCCACGTCTTTGTCGTCACTGGGACACCAGCAAGTTTTCCAAGGAAAACTTGTTTCATGTCCTTGAGGTGATCGATTGTCCACTCGACGCCATTGTTAGTAATCCACTTCTCGAGCGTCTTCACGACGTTTGAAGCGGTCTCTTTAGGGGCACCCAATGACATTAGCTTTGCACATGTTGTTGCTGCATTCATAAGAGATCAGTATTAGTGAAACCTATTAGCAATACACGGAGCTTAAACTCGTGCCATATAAG